GCAAGAGTTGTGCCACTTAGGGCCAAGTTCCTGTCGGGCGCGATCCCACAGATACCAGCGCAGGCGCCCCGTCAGGATCGCGCTGACCGTCACTTGCGGGATGCCGAACCGCTCTCCGATGGCCTTTTGCGCCCACCCTTCGCCGCGCAAGCGATGGATTTCCATGGCATCTTCATCGGTCAGGCGCGTGCCACGCAGGGGAGGTTTGCCGCCCAAATTCGCTGCCGTCCTGCGCAAGAGGTTGTCTGAGCGGCTGAGCCACCGCAGATTCGCCGCGCGGTTATCGTCGCGCTGGTGGTTGATGTGGTCAACGTCGTTGCCGGGTGGCCGGGCGCCGTGGAAAGCTTCGGCAACAAGGCAATGAACGTAAGCGTGCTTGCGGCCGCCGTTGAGACGCAGGTTCAAGGTCATATAACCGAGGCTGCTTCGGGTTGCTTTTAGCACGCGCCCTGCCCGCCGGACTTCCCCGGCGCTGCTGACCTCGTATTCCGGGAATCCCTTGCATTCGCGCCATTCCGGCGCGATACCGTCAAAAGCCATTCTGCGTCTCCTGAGGACGTTTGATGGTCAGGCTTGCGGCTGGCGTTCGCAGCGCCACCGCAGGCCGCAGTATATCACGCTGAGTTTGTGGAAAGAATCCGGGTTATCGCCGCGCCCACCACCCGGCCGCAAACCCCGCGCCGAACGACACCGCCACCGCGATGCCCACCAGCGCCAGCGCCTCGCGGATCAGGTCGGTCAGGTCCACCGCATCGCCTCCATGACAGCGCGATACCGCGCGCGGCAGTCGTCTAGGCCGATGTGCCCGCCGTTGATCCGCCGCCGCCAGCTTTCCACGTCCCCGGCGTCTGCCAGGCTGTTGCAGCCCTTCCACGCGCCCCACGTCCAAGCGGCAATTTCGGCGGCGGCGCCAGGCTCGGCCGCTATCTCAGGGCGGGACACCAGCGGTAGGTTCAGCGCGTCTGCGGCGGTGCTGTAAGCGTCGCGGCCGGTGATTTGGATCAACCCCCTGCCCCGGTAGCGCCAGCCGTCGCCGGAACCTCGCGGCCCGTTGCCCATGCGCCCGCCATACACGGTTTCTGCAATTGCCTCTTGCCGCGCGGCCATACCGTTACGCCGCCCCAAGCTGTTCGCCGCGTCTTGCGTAAATCTGGAGGGCCAAGTTTTCATAAGCCCGGCCGGATCGTAATTCATGCTTTCCACCAGCCGCGTGCCGCCCGCTGACTCGTGCGCGATGGTGGCCGCGAAGGCAGCGGCCCGGCGCCCCGCGTGGATGCCCCGGCGCTGTGCAGCGGGCGCGATGGACACTGCCCAAGTGGACGGGTTCACGAACCCGGCGGCGCGGAGGATGGCGGGCCAATTCGGCGGATCGCCCACGGGCTCAACCGGGATCGGCAGCGGCGCGGCGGCAGGCGCGGTCTCGGGCTTGCGCAGCCAATCGCGCAGGCGGGCAAGGACGCTCACGACCGCCCCCACCCGCACAACTGCGCGCCCGTGCGATTGTGCGTCAGCAACTGCCGCGCGGTTTCCTCGGTCAGCGCATCGTCCTTGTGGACAAGGATCGCCCGCCATGGCCCGCAGGGGTCAGGGGCGGGTCCATTCGTCGCGCAGCCGGTCAACAGGGCTAGGCTCGCGGCGCACAGCGTCTTCCACCGCATTACGTGTCTCCATGTGCTTGATGCGCTCGCGCAGGGTCGCGGCCTCGGCACGGGCCAGTGCGGCGTCTGCGGCAGCCGTCTGGCGCCCGGCGCGCTCGATGGCGCCCCACCCCGCCAGCAGCGCCACAACGACGCCCACGGCTGCCCAGCGGGCCAGCGGCGTGGCAAGGAAAGCCATCACGGCTTCTTCGGCGGGATCGCCGCGCTAATCAGCCCCAGCGCCACGACGGCAAGGCTCGCGTAATGCTCAACCGCCGCCTCGGCGCGGGCGTTCATGGCCAGCCCCACCAGCGCCCACGCGATGCTTCGCATGGTGCCAGGGTCGCGCAGGTTCTCGCGCAGATAGTCCAGCATCCTGTCTTTCATCGTGCCGCCGTCTCCAGAATTACCTTGCGGCGCACCATCGCCGCGTATTGGTGCCAATCGCTCGCCTGTATCAGGAACCCATCGCCGGTTATGGCGTGTTCCCGCACGCTTTCCGGCCGCGCTTGCGCCCCGACCACGATGGCGTTGATCGTCACGCCGTCCATCTGCGCCGCATCCCGCGCCGCCGCCGTCGCGCCCTCGGGCGCCTCGCCATCGGTGGACAGGTCGATAACGTGCCGATCTGCCTCGCACGGCGCAGCCCCAAGCGCCGCGTGCGCCGCCATGATCGCGCGGCCTATGTCGGTGCCGCCGTGCAGCGCGCGCCGCACCGCCCGCAGCCGCTCGGCATAGGCGCGGGCGTCGTCCGCGTTGCGTAGCAGCGCCCAATCAGTCATGGGCGCAGTGTCCTCCGCGAAGGCCACCGCCTTGACCGCTATCGCCCCGCCGCGCGCGATGGCGTCGGCAACCTCGGCGCTTTCGACAGCGCGCGCCGTGGCCTCGACTTGCTCGAGCCACTCAGTCGGGAAAATCGACGTGCTGGCGTCCATCAGAAGCACCAGCGCCGTCGCGCAGATCACGGCTTATCCACCCGCGCCAGCCGCCAGCCCCGTATCTCAAGCGGCCGGATCAGCGCCCGCGCCTGCGCCATGTAGGCCGCCCGGTGCGACGCAGAGCCCCAGAACAGCGCAAGGTTGCCATCGGCCACCGCGAGGCTTTCGCCAAGCGCGCTTTCGGCAATCTCCATGTTCACCGGCTCAGTCTGCGTCGTCGTCATCGTCGTCGTCGCTGTCATCGGGAAATGCCTGCTCACTCAGCAGCAGCACCACGCCGCGCAGCAGCGCCCCGCTTTGCGGGTGCGTCCGCACGTGCATCTGGCCGCCCTCTTCCCACGCCAGCAGGAACGTCGCCGCGCCGCTTCGCTTGGCTTCCTCCGCTGCGAAGTCCAGCGCGGCGGCCAGTTCGCTTTTGCTCATGCACAACCTCGCCCCGGAAATACGCGGTGCCACGGATGACTTCGCAAAACTCAGGCGGCAGCAGCGCGCCGCGCCGGAACGTCAGCACCGCAAAACCAGAACCCCAATTCTTCGGCGCATCCTCGCTGTAATCGAACTGCTGCCGCTCCGGGTCGCTCAACGTCCCGGTATCCACACCCCACCGCCGCCCGTTGTAATCGGCGTAAGGGGTGGCCAGCAGCCGGTGCAAATGCCCCGTGACAATGGTGCGCCCCGCCTTCAGCACGTTGTTGTGCCCAGCGTGAACGCCTTGGTGCCAGCGGTGCTTGACGATTACCGCGCCGTTGATCTCGATGCTCATGCTTTCCGCCCAATCGGGCAGATGATCGCGCAGCATCATCCCGGCCAGGTGCTTGTAGTCCGGCACCCGGACAGCGAGGTAACTGTCAAACCGCTTGTCGTGGTTGCCGATGGTCCGCAGCAGCTTCGCGCCCGGCGCGCGCTCTGCAATCGCCGCCATATGCACCTGGCAGGTTTCAAGTTCCGCCATGACCGGCGGCGTGTTTTCCCAGCCGTTCGGGTCGTGCCGCGATATGCCCGGCAGGTCCATGATATCGCCGTTTGCGATAATCGCCGCCGGGTTCAGCCGCTCGACCATTGCCAGCAGCGCATGGTGCGCCGCGCTGATTTCCTGCCCCGGCCACCAGTGCGCGTCAGAAAACACGATCACCACGCCATCGGTCACAGACAGCGGGGCGCGATGCACATAGGCGCGCGCTTCTGGCGTATAGACCCGCACGCCGCCCGGCCCGGTCGGGATGGACGGCAAGTGCAGATCCCGCGCATCCATCCGGGCGCGGCGCGCGTAGATGGCGCGTTCGCTTATGCCGGTCTGCTGCGCCATGACGCGCGGCGATCCGCCGGCACGCTTCCACGCTGCGGCAAATTCCGCGTCGGTTAGGACGGTGGCCCGCATCTACCGCACCCAACCTTTCGCCGCCGCCGCCAGACCCACCACGAACGAAATCAAGGCAATGGTGCCGGCGACCACCCAGCGCGCGCCGCGCGCCTGATCCAGCAGCGCGGTCAGCGTGGCGATGCGGGTTTCAAGCCGCTCAATCGCGCGCTCTAAATCCTCGATCCGCTCCGTTAGGTGCTTCACGTCGCGCTCAAGGCCACCGAATGCGCGCAGGTCGATGTCTGCCATGTCACTGGTTCCATGTAGTCTCGCGCGCGCGCGCGCGTGAGTGAAAACAGCGTTAAAAGTTAAGTGACAACGGTTACACGATCACCACTCCACCAGCACAATGCCAGCGGCACCGTCCTTGCCGGGCGCGGCCGTGCCGATGTTGTCGAAAGCGCCGCCACCGCCCGAGCCTCGCGCGCGGCCAAGGAGCCCACCGATAGGCGAGGCGCCGCCGCGCCCGCCGCCGCCCCAGAACGAGGCGCCGCCATTGCCCGCCACGAACGAAGGCGCGCGGCTTTCGCCGTCCGTGCCGTCGCCGCCGCGCAGGTTGATGTCACCGCCCGTGGCGGTGCCGCCAAACCCGCCGGAAGGCAGGGAACCGCCCGTGCCGCCGCCGGAACCGCCGCCGCCCGTGCAGAAGGTGCTAAAAGTGCTGTCGCCGCCGTTGGTGCCCGCGTTGGCGCCCGCCGCGCCGCCGACACCAGCCGCGCCGACAGTGACCGGGATCACTGTGCCAGGCGTCACCGCGAGCCATTCTATCGCCGTGGCACCAGCGCCGCCGCCACCGCCGCCGCTTCCGTTGGCAGCGCACCCGGCGCCACCACCACCGCCGCCGGTCACGGTGACTTTAATTCGGAAGATGCCCGCCGGAACCGTAAAGTTTCCTGACACCAAGAACGATTGCCCGCGCGGGCCAAGGGAGAGATCAGCGACGGAAAACAGCCCATCAACCGGGTCGTCGGTATGGATCACAACGTCGTTGGCATCGGTCAGGACGGTGCGGTAATCGCCAGCTTCGAGGAACATGGCCGGAAACCGCCCGTTGGCGTCGGCCTCGACCGGGTTGGCGTGCGCGATGGTAAGCGCGGCGTCGGTCCAGACGGGTTTCGGCGTAGAACTGCCGGTCACATAGGTGTAGAGTTTCGCCCCCGAAATCGGCCGCCCATCGGCGCCGACAGTCTGCGAACGAGGCAAAAGGAGACGCTGCATTGCGAGTGACCCTGTTGCTAAGTGTGGCGGCGCTGGCCGCCTGCGCCGAGACGCCTGCGCAGCGCCCGCTAGGCGAGCGTGTGCGGGCGCAGTGCGAGTTGGCCGGGCTCGCGCCGGGGCAACCGCAATTTGCGGACTGCGTTACGCGGGTGATGGTGGCAGCAGTCGAAGCGGACGGCCGGGCAGCGGCGGCTAGAGCGGCGCCGCGTGCCGCGCCCGTGGCGGTGCCGCAGTTTCAGCCGATAGCGAACCCATGGGCGCAGATGCAGCAGCCTAGGCTGCAAACCACCTGCACGCGCTGGGGAAACCAGACGGTTTGTCAGTAGTCCTAATCGCGCTGGCTTGGGCGCTGGCCGTTGGCGTGATCGGCGGCGCGGTAGAGATTTGGCTTAGTCAGAGGGCGCCGCCACAACAGCCCCGCCGCGCGCGAGGCCCTGTAGCGTGGGCGTCAGGGCTCGCTGCAAGGTTGCGTCGCGCTGGGCGCGGGCGATAAGCGCCTCGGCGTTGCGCACACGCGCTGCCGGGTCGGTGGCGAACAGCAGCGGCGCCAACGCCTCGCGGTCGCGAATGGCGGCGGCGCGGTCGAGCCCTTGCCCCACAGCGCGGATCGCCGGGAAGATGCCACCCTGCGGCATCAAAAGCGATTGCAGGGGGCTCGGCGGGGCGTTGGGGTCAGGGCGCACCACAGACGCGCCGACAGGCCCCGGCGGCGGGTTGGCCATGTCGGCGGCGCGCTCTTGCAGCGGCATGGTCTGCGACCCCGCGCGGGGGTTTACTGCCTGATTGGTGCGGGCCAGCCGCATTTCCTGCGCAAACTCACGCATAAAGCGCCCAAATTCCTCATCGTTGCCGAGCACGGCCCGGATGCGCTCGCGCGCCTGCGCCGTCCCCATGGTCCGGTTAAGGCGGGTCAACTCCTGCGCGTCGGTCGTGGCCGCAATCCGGTCGAGCATTTCGCGGGCCAAGCCAAGGCGCAGAAAGTCGCGCTGCTGGTCGCCCATGGCGCGCACGTCTTGCAGCCGGGCCGCGAAGTCGCGCGGGGGCATACTCAGAAGCTCGCGGCCGAGAGTGGCGGCGTCCAGCAGTTCGGATTGACCGGCATAGGCCGCGCGCGCGGCAGCGAAGTCCGGGTTTAGCCGGTCAACCTCGCGCAGCATCGCGTCACGCAAGCGAGACAGTTCCCACGTGCGAGACGTGGCGCGGCCGTTTTCGCCGCGCGAGGCTTCGATCATTTCGTCAAGGCCGCGCTTCGCCGCGTCGAAAAGCCGCGTTGGCGTGCCGCCGGCCTGCAACTGAATGTCTTCTACCATGCGGCCGTTTACGCGCCGGCGCGTGACTTGAACCCCGAGTTCAGCCAAATCGAAAGCGCGATCTTCGGTCAGCGCTTCGCGGCGCGCGCTGTCGATGCCCGCGCGGATGCCGGCGCGCACATCGTTGTCATTCAAAAACCGCTGCAAGCGCAGATCGCGCGGCAGGACGCGGCTATAAGCTCGCTCATACAGCGGCGCGGCCTCGGCGGCGCGCCGCTCGATCACCCCCGCCACATCGCGCGTGAAATCGTCCGCGCTCACATTGCCGCGCACCGCTTCGGCAAGGCGGTTCGCCTGCGTCTCGCCGCCGCGCCCCGCGACCATGTCCATGGCCATCTGGCGCCCGGTGCCGGGCTGCCGCGCCACAGCCGCAGCGGTGCCCAACACGTTTTCGCCGCCAAGGTCTGCCAGCGCGGTCGGGCCGGGCTGGCGCGCGTTGGCAGCCAGTTCCTCGGGCGTCATGCCGTCGCGTTCCAGATCGCGCAGCACGATCCGCTGCGCGTTGGTCTGCGGCGAAGTCAGACCCAGCGCGCGGCCAGCGCGGCGGGCCAGCGCCACGCCACCCTGCACCGCCACCGGCAGCGCGCCGCCGACAACGCCGCCCAGCGCGGCGCCCTGCGCGGCGGAAATGGCGCGCGGCAGGAAGCCCCCTTCGCCCTCGCCAAAGCCCGCAGCGCCGCCCGCGATGGCGCCGCCCGTGGCACCGCGCAGGATGGCTTGCGGCATGGTCGCGGCTTGCCCGCCGGGCAGCACGCGGGACACGGGCGACAGCACGCCGCCGACAAACTGCGCGCCAAGCGCCGTAATGGGGTTCTCGGCTTGGAACGCGCTGTCGCGGTCGCGCTCTTGGGCCAGCGCCTCGGAATAGTTCTCGCCGCCAAGCGAGCGCGCGCCGGCCGCGATTTCGTCTGCAAACCCCAGCGTGGCGCCGCGCGCGGTCTGGCGCACGACGTTGTCCACGAAGCGGGCGGCGCGGTCGAAGCGGGAGGGCTCGGAAGGTTGCGCAGCCTCTTGGAACGCCTCCCACGGCCCGCGCGGCGCGTCTGCGGCTTGGGTCTGAAACGCTTCCCAAGGACCGGCCATTAGCGCACCTGTTCCCACGAATTACGGTCTGCCGGGTTGCCGCCCCGGAACCGCCACCCGTCACGCACTTCGCCCACGCGCGGCATTGCGGGCGGCTGCCCACGCGGCGCGGCGGCCGGCGGCGGTTCAGCCGTGCCGCGCCCGCCAGGGCCAGGCGAGGCCGTGCCGGGGTCGGACGCGGGCGTGGCGTCGTCGCCAAGGATGCGGCGCTCATCCGGCGAGAAGACCGGCGGCAGCGCGTTAAGCCGGTCGTCAAGATCAGGATCGCCCGCATGGCGGCGCCAGATGCGCGCTTCTTCAAGTTTGCGCTCAGCCAACCGCCGACCAAGCTGGATAAGTTGCAGATTGCCCTCGCGCGTCGTGCCAAGGCGGGGCACCGCCTGCATATACAGGCGCATTTCAAAGTCCGTCGTGGCACCGGAACCAGGCACCCGCTGCAAGACGCCAAGTTGCGTCGTGATGCTGCGCAAAACTTCGGCTTCAGACGTGCCTTGCACTTGGATGCCAAACGCCGCACCGATCTGCCCAAGAATGGGCACCAACTGCGCGCCCGCACCTTCCGGCACGCGGCGGACTGCCTGCTCGGCGCGGTCGAGCATGGACAGGATCGTGCGCGCTTGATTGGCGCCCTGATTGACCTCGGTCAGCGTTGCCGTGTCGGCGCGCACGCGGGCGTTATCGCCAGACGGGAGTTGCACTTGCACAGGCGGCGTCCGCACCGGCTGGCGCCCGGCCGCCTGCGAGCGCGGCACCAGCACGGGCTGGCCGGTCGCGGGGTCAAGCACGCTTTCCAGCGGCTCGCTTTCACGCGGCGCGTCCCGCATCTGGAATTGCAGCATCTGCAAGCGCGCGCGGGCGCGCTCAACAAGGATCGGGTTCCCCGAAGCAAGCGCCGCCTCGATGCGGCGCAGTTCGGCAGGGTCAACGCCGCTGCGCGACGCGGGCGCGCCGCCAGGCATTGCAGCCTGCGCCGGGATAGTGTCCCCCGAGGGCGCACCGCCGCCCATGCGCCCGCCAAGCGCCTGCATAACCTGCCCCACGGTCATGCCGGGCGACAACAGGCCGGGGTTGTTGCGGAACGCCTGAGCGGCGATCTGCGGCCCCGCCGCCTGCGCGTAAACGGTCTGCGCATCCGCGTTCGGATCAGCCGACAGGAACGCCCGCAGTCCCCCGATGCCAAGGAAGTGCGCCCCATACTGCTCGCCGGGCGACAGCGGGCGCCCGATGGCCTGCTGCGCGTCCGCTTGAATGGCGCGCGCCACCGCCTCTTGTGCCGCCGGGTCCATGCGCTGCGCGTCGGTCAAGCCGAGGCGCGGGGCATACTGCCGCCACGTGCTGTCAATGATCTGGAACCGCCCGGCGGCAGAAGATCGCGGATTGCGGGCGTTGTCGTCGCCGCCGCTTTCGACTGCGGCAATGCGCGTCAGCGGATCGCCGGGGGCGCCAGCAGCCGGCGCCGGAACGCGCGCGCCGGCGCCGCCCCAATCGAATGCCTCGGCCTCTCGGCGCACGCGCTGCTGCTGCGCCAGCGGCAGGGCGATTTGCAGACCGCGCGGCCCCGCGCCCATGATCCGCGCAAGCGCGCCCTCATAGGCCGGGCCAGTGCCGCCGACCAAATTCGGCGCCTCGGCACGAATGGCCGCCATTTCGTTCTGCGCGTCCTGCAAAGCCTGCTGCTGCGCCAGCGCCTGCAAGCGCGACTGCTGGAAAGCCTCGCCGCGCATCAGCGTGCCGGCGAAGTCGGGCATCTGGACCTGCGGGATAGCAACCATGGTCAAGGCACTCCCGGCCGCTGCGCCTGCGGCTGGTCACGCAGCAGCGCATACAGCCCTAGCCCCGTATTCGCCCCGCCAAGCAACGCATTCGCCGTGCCCACCGTGCCCGCCGCCCGCGCCGCGCCGCCCTGCTGGATCAGCCCCGCCAGCGCGTTGCCCCCCTGCATGTTAACGCCGGCCATGTTTTGCCCGGCGCCCTGCGCCAGTGACGCGCTTTGCCCGCTCGCCGTCTGGCCTACGCCCGCCAGCCCCTGCAAGCGCGACAGCCAGTTGCCGTATTCCTGATTGGCCACGCCCGTGCCGTAGCGCATCAACTCGCGCAGCCGGCCGCCAGACCCCAGCATCCCGCGCGCGCTCGCCGCCTGGTCAATCGCGCGGATGCCCTCGCCGCGCGCAAACTCATAACCCGGCGACGCCTGGAAACTCGTGCCGATCTGGCCGCGCAGTGTGTTGTAATCGGCAAGCCCCGCGTCGCGGTATGGCGCCAGATCACCGCGCGCAATGTCCCGGCTTTCCCGCAGGAAATCCAGCGAACCATCAGTTGCCTGCTGCACCTGTCCCGCCGCGTCGCGCGTGGCGTTGGCCACCTGGCGCGCCGCGCTGCGGTTGGCCTGCGCGCTGATATACGCAGACCCAAGCCCCGCCGCTGCCCCGATAGCCGGGCCAACCCATCCGCTCATGCCGATTTCTCCACCCGAACCCGCAGGACACCCGGCGCCAGATCAACCGCGCCCGCGCCAAGATTGACCACCCACACAGTCACCACGTCAGCGGCCGTTACCTGCGCCGTGACAGTCAAATCCCGGTCAGCAGGCGCCAGCGCCGCCGCCGCGAAGTCGCCCGCAACCACGCCGGGGCACGACACCTGCACCCACCACGAAGCGCCCGCGCCCAAACTGGGCACATCCACTGCGAAGGAAAACACCCGCACCCGCTGCACCCACAGCGTCAGCGCGCCAACCCACTGCCGCCACTGCGACCCAAGCAGCCCGTCTGGTTGCTCGACGCGCGACTTGATCGGCGGCGGCGGGAACGGGTTGCGCTCAGTCACTGCCCGCCTCGGCCTCGACGTTCACCGCCGCAATCGTGGTGTAGATCGGATCAGACCATTGCAGCCGAAACACCCGCTCGCGCGCAGACCCAAGCCGGCGCCACTCCACAAGGCGGCGGTATTCACCAATCTTGCCCAGCGGCGCCGCGATCTGCTCCCCGAACGTGTGCCCGCCGTCGTCGCTCCACGACAGCCAGGCAGTCGGGTCGCTTCCCTGCCCCGTCACAAGCCCCTGCCCTGCCGAAAACTCGGCGGCAAAGCGGCTCATGAACACCTTGCGCGCCTCGGCGTGGAACGTCGTTCCCGTCGCCGTGCGGACAATCTGCTCTGTGCCCTCAAGCGCATAGGTCGGGTCAACGCGCCACAGATCGCCCGTCACGGTATCGCCAGCGATCACGCCGCCGCCGAAGGGAACGCCCCGCGTCGCGCGCCAGATGCCTAGACCTTCGCTTTCGCGTTCGTGCCAGGACGCGCCCGCCGTCAGGTTGCAGACCCACGTATCCCCGGCAGTCGGGAAGGTCAGCACATAGAACGCCGCGCCCTCCAACTCGACCACCCAGCCCACCGCGTCGTCAACGCGGGTGTATCCCGCCCACGCTTGCTCTATGGCGCTGGTCGATAGCCGCTGCGGCACGGTGCCGCTGGCCGTGTAAGCCACGCGGTCGTCGCCCAGCCACAGCGGCCCGCCAAGGCGCGATGCAACGCTGAAACGCGCAGCCGTGCCGCGCGCGATGTAGCCGCCCGCCTCGCGCTGGAACGGGAAGTCGGTCGCGCCCGTGTTGGACCAAATCTCGGTGGACCGCTCCCCGAACAGCCACAGGTCACGCCCAACGCGCGCCACCGTCAGCAGGTTGTCGGGCGATCCTTCGGCCGTCGCAAAGTCCAGCGCATTAAACGACAGCGGGTCATTGATCGCGGACAGGAAAAATTCGCCCGTGTTGGGCTTGCCGAAAATGAAGTAGCCGTCGATCACGCACACGCTCGCCGCGCCGTCAAAATCGGCATCGGTGACTAGCGTGATGCTGCCCGTTGCGCGATCCACGACATAGCATTCGGCCGTCTCGGGGACCACGATGGCCAGCTTGTCGCCGTTGCTGTCCAACGACACTTCGCCGCCCGCCGGGATGGCGCCGAGGTTCGTGACCACGCCGTCAACGCGCACCCGGAAGACACGATCCCCAGCCACCGCGAACAGGTCGGTGCCCATGACATGCAAACCACGGCACGGGCCAGCCGCCAGCGTGGCGAAGGAACGCAACCCCGGCGCCGGCAGGATCGGCAGGCGCGCTTTCGCGTCCTGCGGCTGCGGCTCCACATACACGTTGATCATCCGCTGCGCCGACAGCGGCAGCGAGCGATGCGTGTAGGAGTTGGTTGCGAACGGAAGGCGCATCAGCCGAGCAACGCCGCAAGGCGCGAAGGCGGCACCTGCCCGCGCGCGAGCATCATCAGGGGCGCGATGCCGTATTGCTGCACGGATGCAGCGGGGATGACGACTTCGCCGCGATGGACCGTGCCGGCGGGTTCGGCAGGGTGCCCGTGGCCGGTGTAGCCGCCGCGCATCCAGCCGTTTTCGCCAGCCGCGCCGGGATCGCCAGGGCCAGCGGCGTCCGCTGCCCCCGCCTCGCTGTTGGAATTGGCGTTGTCGCCAGCGCCGGGCGTGCCCGGCGAGCCTTGGGCGCCAGTGCCCGCGCCATCAGCCTGCGACGCTTGGCTGCCCAGCCCCATGGTGCCGCTGATGCCGGCCATGTCGGGCGCGCCGGCCAACTCGCCGCCAAGCGTATTTGCGCCCTCGCCAAAGTTGCCGGCGGTTTCGGTGCCCGTCGCAAGGTTGCCCAAGGACGGATCAGCCGCGCTGGAAATGCCGAGGCCGCTCATGATCCCCGCCGCCGTTTGCGGGGCGCCGAGCGCGTTGGCGATGCCAGCGGCGATAGTGCCGAGCCCAAAGGCAGCAATCCCCGCCGGGTTCGTCATGCCCAGCGCTGCCAAGCCGCCGCTGCGCCCAAAGCCTGCGAGGTCAGACACGAAAGACCCCGTGGAAGGCGCCCCGCTCGGCCCCGGCCCGCCGTAGCCGCCTTGCGCGCTGCCGCCCGCGCCGTCCATCAAGTCCTGTCGCGGGCGATCCGGCGTGAAACTCCCTACCGACACGCCGCCGCCGCCACCACCAGCACCAGACGCGCCCGGCACGCCCGGCACGCCCGCCACGCCTGCCGCAAGCGGCGCAGATGGCGACCGAACCGGCATGGCGTCCACACCCAGCGCGCCCGCGCTGCCGGGCGCCAGCGACCCCATGACGGGGTTCACGCGCATCGTCGGGGCGTAGTCAAACCGCCCCGCCAGCCGGGAAAGCGTGCCGTTCATGTCATGCCGTCCACTGGAATGCAGCGGCGCAGATGCGCCAGTTGGCAAACGGGATCGAATGCGTGAAGGCGCCCGTAGCCCCCGCGCCAACTCCCGACAACATCACCGATTGCGTCCCCAGCAGGGGCGCAGCCCGAGCCAGGGTGAAGGCGTTGTCCCAAATGTCCTTGCGGACGAAGAACCCGCTCGGCGCTGTCAGCCCGTCTGGATTGCCCGCCTGCAGGTTCGCAGCGTTGAACTGCGTCACCAGCGTATCCCAGAAGAATTGACGCGCCATGCCCACGACAAGAAAGTTTCGCGGTGCGGTCAACGTGATGCTTGGCGACGTAATCGTGGCGCTGGTGCCGCCGCCGTCCGTGCTCGACTGAAACACCAAGTTGCCGACAAGCGGCGTATAACCAAAGCACCAGCCAACGCAGGACGTGCCAGCGCCGCGCGTGAAAGTCGGCGTAGGTTCGCCAGGCGCGCGGAGCTTGTAGGCCATCATGAGATGGCAACCGGCGGTTCCGAAATCGCTAATGATCGTCCAGCCGGCAGGCGCGCTAAACGACGTGTTGACGATGTTGCCGATGACGGCAACAAGCATCTGGCGCGGGCGCTCAACTGGCAACTGAAGCGTCACATCCGACGACCCGCTGCCAATGCTGGTGAACGAAGCCGGATAATCTGCCCTGATCTGGATAGCCGCGCGCGGCCCCGCAATCGCGCCAGTGCTAGGAACCGCGATCACAGCGCCAACAGATGCCCGTAAAGCACCCACTCGTCCGTGCCGACCTTGCAGACCTGCACCACGGCATAACGCTCTGCCGTGCTGGCCGCATACGCCGCCGGCACGCGCAGCGTCACGCCGCCCGCCGCCGCAAAGGTCACGGCCACCGTAGCGTTCTGTTCATAGGTCAGCATCGTCCCGACCGGATGCGCCTGCGTCGCGTTGGCCGGGATCGTCACCGCGCAGCCGCTCGCGTTCGTGCAGCGGAACCAGCGCCCATCCGTGCCAACGGCGGGAATGTGCGTCGTCGTGGCGACGGTCTCGATGCTCGACCGCACCGGCACCCACGCCTCGCCCTGCCGCGCATACAGGCCGCCATCAAGCGGCGCCTCGGCCGTCGTCACCAGCCTATTCAGCTTCGCAGACCGCAGCCGCTCATTCGGGACGAACCGCACGCCGCTCATGCCAGAACCCCGCGCTCAAGGAAGTAGGGCGGATCGTCGCGATACGGCTCAAGGTTCACCGGGCTTCCGTCATACTTGACGTAAGTCTGGCGCCGGATTTCGCGCTCCGCTTCGGCCGCGCGCTGCGCCAGAACCGCATGGCGCTGCGCAGGCAGCCCGAACACATCGGCCAGCAGGTTCCCCGCCATGCGCGCATAAGACCGCACCGCAAACAGCGGAATGGCCGTCGTTGGCCACTCCAAATCCTGCCGGTTCGCAAGCCCCTTGTAGCGAAGCATCTGGTGGACCTCGGCCAACGCTTCCCGCGCCAGAACGTCATCCTCGGCGCGCGCGGTCTGGCCCTCGGCCAGCACGCCCAAGCCTTGCAGCGTCAGGCGCACCGCGTCGGAAATGTCCGCGCTCGGGTAGCCGTAAACCGTGACGCCGATGGTGCCCGCCACGCCCGTCGCGGGCGCGGTCTGCACCGTGACGCGCACTGCGCTCGCTAGCGGATAGCGGTAGTAAGCCGCGCTTTCCGGCCGGTATTCCAGCAAGCCGCCGTCGCGCGCGATGGTGGACGCCGCCACGAACCGATCCGCATCGGCCACGTCGCCCACGTCCAGCCGGATCAGAGGCGTGGCGTTGGCATCCAGATCGCCCACGTCAACGTCGATGCCGCCCACCGTCGCCTTTGCGGGCAGCGCCACAGACGCCAGCACGGCGCCCAGCGTGATCGGCGTGATGACGCTCGCCGAAGTCGTGAAGCCGTCGAACCCAAGCAGCGCAGCCATCACCGAGCCTTTGGCGGGCGGCCCCGCCGCTTGGGTTGCTCGGCCGGGGGCGCTTCTTCAAACGTCCCCGGCGGGTCAACGAACGCCTCGCCCTCCATGGCCGCCCAATGCGGATGGCGCGCCAGCCACGCGATATGCGAAGGATCTTCGATATCGCGCGGCTCGCCCGTCACCCACACGCCCGTAAGCGCGTTGGTCACTCCAGCGCACTTTGGCTCGTCAGGCGGTCCGAGATAGACGAAGCGCACCGTCATCACTCGACCGTGTAGTGAACGGCCAGATCGATGGTGCCAGCGACGGGCGTGGTCGCCGCCGTCTGCACCAGAACGTCCACGGTCGTCTCGTTGGCCAGCGGCGCAGCGGCGAGCATGGTGCCCGCCGCCGTGGCGTCGTTGGCAGCGCGGAAAGCGCCCGCAGCCTGCCCAGACACGCGGCGCACATACCGCTCGGTATCGCCAGCCACGCCGACCGAGAAAATCAGCGTGGCGCCGTTGTCCATATCCGTGGTCTTGAAAACCACGTCATGGACGATGGCGCCGCGCGGCAGGCGCACCACCGGATGCACCTGGTTCAGCGTCAGTTCGCCCGTTGCGAGGGTCATGCGGTTCCACGCAATGGCAGAATCCTGCCCGCGCGGCGCATAGGCCGGCGCCGTCGCGGCAACCGGCTTGGTGTAGCCCGGCATCGCCTAGGCTCCTTTCGTTGTCTGGATGTGGAAAGGGCGCGGCGCCATCACAGCGCCGCGCCCATCAGGATCAGGCGTCAGCCGGCGCCGCGACCCACGAGGTAAACACCCCGTAGTCAACCGGGACATCGGTATCGCCCGCGCCCGTGCCGAAACGCATCTTGCCAATGCCGCGAATTTCCTCGACCGCCACGCCAGCCTTGGCCTGATAGTCGAAGTCTTCCGTCACCGTGCGCGAACGCTGCGCGTAAGCGCACGCCACCGCCTGCGCACCGCACAGGAAGATGGGCGACGCCTGCACCGTGTTGCCGACCGCGATGCCGTTGATGGTGGCGTTCGCCGGCAGCACCGGCATATCGTCCACTTCCTTAATCACCACGCCCTCGTAGTAGAGATCGGCGCCCGTGAAGATCGGGTTTTCGCGGCCCCGGTCCCACGCATCGCGGTTCACGGCCTGGAGCGAAACCGCCAAGTCGCGGAACACCAGCGGCGAGACAAACGCCACCAGCACGCGCTTGCCGCCCGAGACCTCAATCGGCCGAATCTTCGGCACGGTAGTGAAGCCCGCGATGGACGGGGACAGCGCACGGCGCTTGGCCAGCGAAAGCACGTTGGCCGTCGCGCGGTCGTTGGTGTTGTCCAGCGTGCCCATCGCCGTGGCGAAGGTGGTGCTGTAGTTCGCCGCCGAGTTGCCGAACAGCACGCGGGCGGCGTTGTTGGTCACCCACGTGTTGCGCTGCGCGGCCGAAGTCAGGCCGAACGGCACGCCGTCGATCGAATACATCGCGGCAATGACGCTGTCGCGCAGGTCTTCCATCGACCAGGTGCGAAGCTGCGCGCGCGCGGCCTCGCGAAGGTCGATAGCGGAGCGCTGGCGCTCCATCTTCGGCACGACAACGCCATGGCGGCGCAGATCGACAACCTGCTCATAGGAGCGCGAGGAAAGGTCTTCCTCGTTTCCTTCCAACGTGTTGTTGCCCAGCGTCGCGGCGTTGGTCAGGCGGTTGACGAGCGCGAAGGTAAAGCGGTCGCCGCGCTGACGCGAAAGCTGCTCGTTGATCTGGATGATGGCGGACTCGCCCTCACCCATGTAGGGCGCGAACATATTCGCCTGGAAGTATTCGGCGAAATAGTCGCTGTCCCACTGTTCGACGGTAAGGCCCGTCGCTGCCCGAGTCTCAGCCATGATCGGCCCCCAGGAAAGGGGCGCGCGCGGTTAGCGCCTACGCCCCAGGATTTCGGAGATGGACCGCTGACCAGGGGCCACAGGCGCGGCGCGCGTTGCGGCAGACCTGGCAGCAGCCAGCGAAGCGGGCGGAGCGGGAGGCAACGGATTGGCGGGAGGCGGCGCAGGCTGGCGCGCAGCAATGAAGTCGTCGGGCGATCCGTATTGCTGGATAACCTCGCCCCACTTCTGCTGTCGCAGCAGTGCGCGTCCCTGTTGCAGCACCCAACCACCAGGGTCGGGATGCGTGCGCATGGCGCGGTCAATTACTGCCGCCGCCGCAGGGTCGCGGTTTTTAAGGTCAAGCAGCGCCGCGTAAGCCTCGTTGTAATCAGGCTGCTGGCCATGCACCTGCTCTGACAGGTGCCACCGCGTTTGGAGCAACTGCTCCTCAAGCGGTGCCCGCACAGCCTGAATGAACCGCTGCGGGTCCTGAAACATCAGGTCCTCTAGCGGCACCTCAGGCTGCGGCGGCGCCACGGGCTGCGGCGGGGGAGCCGGCTGCGCAAGACGCGCCTCCAACTCCTTAAGCCGCTGCTCGATAGCCTGACGCTTTTTCCGTTCCTCAAGCACGGCGGAAAGCGGCACAGTCTGCGACGCGCCATCCTGCTTCGGTTCCGGCGGCGGCCCGGTGTCCGGCGCTTCGGCCTTGGGAGCAAACCGGCCCGCGTCATCGCGGGGGCGCTCAGGCTTGGCGTCGGGTTTATCGCCCGTTGCGGCTTGCTCGACAGGCGCGGCCTCTGGTTCCGGCCGCCCAGCCGGTTCCTCGGGTCGCGGCGTCGGTTCGCCACGCAGAATGTCGGAGAAAGAACGCGGCTCTACCGCCGCGCCTTCCGGTGCAGTGTTTTCCTGTTCCATGTTTTCCGGTGCAGCCGCGTCAACGCCGGGCCAAGGCGACACGCTGGGAACCGCCAGCGACGGGCCGCGATACGCTCGCGACAAGCGACACGCCCCGAAGGGCGAAACCTACAGGACGATGGCCGCCAGCACCGCCAGCGCGGCGGGCACGCCGAAACCCAGCGTGTTGTTCATCGTCCAATTGATCTTGAAGGGCGCGCTCGGCCGCATGGACTGCGCCAACTCACGCCCCAGCCAATACAGCGCCACCGCCAACGCGGCGGCCCACTCAGCGCCCGCCACAGCCGCGCCGTAGCCCGCTGCGAACAGCGGCACCGACAGCGCTACATGGGCAAGCGTGGACTTGATCACGGCCAGGTCGCCGTCACCGCGTCGGCGGCCTCACGGGTGGTGGCGGCGCGGATGGCGTCGCGCGCAGCCCAGCGCGCCTTGCGCAGCGCCAGCACGCGCGCGGCGGCAGCGGCAGCCAGCGCGACCATCTGCGGGCCGGTGATGGGCAGGAAACCATTGTCGCCCATCCGCCATTCGAACCCGGCCGGGAAGATGCCCGCCAGATGCAGCGACGCAGCGGCGTTCATGCGCGCGGTGCTGGCCTCGTCAATCTCAACGGGCCGCCCCGCGTGCTGCATCCCAGCCGCGATGCGCGCCGCAAACTCCGCGTCGATGCGGGCGAATGCCTCGGCCTGCGCGTCGGCAAGCGTGCGGTTGTCGGTGACGGTGCGCGTCCCGTCAGCGTTAAATGTGATCGTCCTCATGCTGCGGTCGCCGTCAGAATGGGGGAGCCCGGATTGGTGAACGTAGCAGTCCAACCTGTCAGCGTGGCGGGGAACGGCGCGGCATAGGTGTGCGCGCGAGAAAGACGATGCGTGGACGCCGTTGCGCCCGCCTGCGTATAGCCTGACATCAGAGTGTTGCCGATCAGATGCCCGGAAGCCATGGCGCCCGTGTTGAACGACAGATAAAGCGCGGGCTGCGCGGCGCCATTGGCAACGAAAAGCCCCCACAGCATTGAAGGTCCAACGGGCAAGCCGCCCGTAATGGTCGCAGCAAGCACAGTGCCGGCGGCTGCGTTGAAATCAACGGCGGCGGGGCATTCGGCCAGAAGCGTAAGGGGAAAGCCGTCTGGGCCAGGGCGCGCGATGCCTAGCTTGCCGTTAACGCCCGCCGTCAGCGTGCCCACCTGTACGTTGATGGTGTTGAGCACACCGCTTGCGGGCACCGGGATGGGGTATGCGTACATCACGTCGGCGGCCACGGCGGTAACCAACGACGCCGTGCCGAACGTCGGCAGGCCGATGACTTGCCCGCTGCGCAACTGCGTCGCGGGATACGAAATCCCCGCCGCCTGCTGCCGCGACAGCCCGGCACCACGAAGCGCCATGGCTCAGACCCCCGCGCCAGCAGACACGCGCAGCGTCGTCGCCTCGCCCGCGCCGCAGATTGCCGCGACGCTGGTGTTGCCCAGTTCGCAGGTGATAATCTTGCACTGGCCCGACAGCACCGGGTAATCGGTCGTGACCGCCGTCGCCGCAGTCGGCCCCCAGCGCACAAAGCACGTCGAGCCGCCGTCGTTGTTGAGTTCCAGATGGGTCGCGGTCGCCGGGATCGTCGCCTGAGACGACGTGGCCGTGACGGTCAACGTCACGTTCGCGAACGGCCGGAAAGCGTCACTGCGCATGGTCACAACCTCACATCGTCAGCAGCAGCAGCGCCGCCGCGTCGTCTTCGTCGCGTAGTTCGATCAGCACCCGCAGCATCGCCGCCGCGTCCATCGGCGGCGCCAGCGCGGCAACCTCGGCGCCCAGCGCCAGCAGCGTCGGCACCGGCAACGCTGCCAGGTCGCGCCCGTCGCGGATTTCCTCCGCGCGCTGCGCAGCCTCGACAGGCTGCGCCTCGGCAAGTTCGGCCTCGACCGCCGGCCACGCAGCGGTGACTTGCGCGCGAAGTTCGGCCTGTAGTTCGGCAATCGACCAAGTGCGCTCGCGCTTGATGCGCCTGCGCCGCGCGCGGTCAGGACCGCCGCCGCCGCTTACCTGTTCGGCAACGGGGGGCGGTTCCGGCGCGATGGCGTCCGCGCGAACAAGCGCGCCGGAACCCGTCGTAAACAGCGCGCCATCGGCATAAGTCGGCCCGCCGCCGCCACCGTCAGCCGGGGGCCAATACCGGCCCGCGAAATAGCGGCGCGCGTAGTAGCGCGGCGCAAACATGGCTAGACGCTCGCGTCGAGCGTGACGGCGGTGCGGTTTCCGTTCGCGTCCACCGTCGCCACAATCCTGTTTTTAGCGTCGTTCACGTCGCGAATTGTGACCGTCGTCCCGGCCGCGCCCGATACCTTGCCAGCCAGCGCCGCCGTCACCAGCCGCATGGCTTCGCGCAGCGACAGGCCGGGCTCAACCTCGGCTTCAAGCACCGCGCCCGTCACATCGTCCTGCGACAACTCGTTGACCCGCACCACCAGGCTGGCGCGCGCCCGCCCCTTCGGCGCCGCTTGCAGCATGGCGCCCGCCCCCGCCACGAAGAACGGGGAATCCACCAGCCGCGTCGCGTCCAGCAGCACGGGCGACGCGGCGCCGCCGCCGATGGCCTCCGCGCGCGCCACGCCAGACGCGGCCAAGACCTCGGCCGTGGCAGCGCCCGTTGCAACAGTGGCGCCCGCTCCGGGTCCGTAGAAATGGAGCGAGAACCACGACCCGAGCGGCATGGATCAGTCAGGCTCAACCGCAATGTGCGCCAAGAACGCGAAGGACCCCACGGTGCCGGTCGTCGGCTGCCGGATGGCCACCGCTTCGCCAGGGCGCAGCGCCTTTGCCCGGCCGTTTGGGTGCGCCATGCCCAGATGGTTCACGGTATCGACCAACTGCTGAAGGTTCGTTGCCGCCGCCGTCTGTTCGTCCGACGACACGATCATCGGGCGCAGGATTTGCCCATCGGTCAGGCCGGCCGTGACGGTATGCCCGGCCGTCACGCCCGCGATGGCCGGGTCCGCCGTGTTGAATGCCCATGGCGTCAGCGCCGTCATCGTCGGCGTGCCAGTCACGCGAAGCAGGTTGAAGCGCAGCGCCACGCCCGTTACTGCCGACACCTGCAGGTTAATGATGTAGAGGCCCAGCAGGTAGACCGTCTGCCCGCTGCCCGTGTCGTTGCGGATGTAGAGATGATACTTGTTCGTCGCGACCGCGCTGGCGTCGTTCAGAATGCCGTAGGTGGGCAGCCCGTCGTAATAGACGCCCTGCGAATGCACCACGTCACTGCCGCGCGTGTAGCTGCGCATCATCAACTTGTCGCCGGTGCTATCCGGCGGAACCTGGGTGAACGTGCTGGTCATTCGCTCAGTCCTCCGCGAAGACCATCGTCCCCGCCGGGAAGCGGGGCGTAATCGTGTTCGAAATCGCCAACGTGTCGGTCAACGCGCCCTTGTAAAGAATCTGCCCCGTCGCCACGACCGAGATTGAAGCATGGGTCAGCGTGTCACTGCCGCCCGTGCATTCCGGGAAGGTGATTTCCGCCGCATTCTTGAACGCGCTCCCGCTTGCGTTCGCGTTGTAGGGCGCGACCGCATCGCAGATCGTCCAGCCCGCCACATCGCGCGACACCGACACCGCCGCATAGCCCGTGTAAGTCGGCGCGCTGGTGGTTGCGGTGCCCGTCTCGCCAGGGTCCGCAGTGTGCATGTTGACCTGAAGGTTCGCGCCATAGGACGGCATCGCCACGCCGTTGGCGATGAATTTAACAAAGTCGTTTTCGGTCGCGTTGCCCTTGCTCACGAACCAACCTCCATACCCAACACGCGCCCGTCCGGCCCGCGCACGACGCGGCGTGGCGCCATCGCAGCCTGGGCAGCCTGCGCCTGCGCCATGGCTGCTTCACGCTGGGCGCCCGCGCCGTCCCGCAGCGCGTCACCAACGCCCGCAACGGCGCCCATGATCTCGGGCGCAATTTCCAGGCGCATGGCTTGCGGCTGCATCTGCGCCGCCAGCCCGGCCAAGTCCTGCCGCAGCACGCCCACCGCCTCGGCCAGCATCGCGCCCATATCGGGCGCAGGCGCGGCAGGCTGCGCGGGCTCGGGCGCAGCAGCCGGCGCGTTCGGCAGCGGCATCGCACCGCTAGCCATCGCCTGCGCCTCAATCTGCGCAATCATCGCCTTGGCCTGCGCCTCGACCGCCTCGGCCTCGGCTTTCTTCGCGTTCGCCTGCGCCTCAATCGCCTCAGGCGGCGGCGGCGGGGGCGGCTCGTTCGGATCGCGCCCGCCCGACTTCATGCGCTCAATGATTTGGTCTTTGTTGCGCAGGTTAGACGCCTGGATCAGCGACACCGGGTCAATCGGCAGCCCCGCCTTGGCCAGCCCGGCCAGTGCTTCAAACTGCTCAATTTGCAGCGTCGCGATATCCGGCCCCTCCTCAAGCACGATATCCACGTCCAGCTTCGCAACGTCGTTCTTGACGCGCACCACCTGCTGCAAGCGCGGATCGCCCGCCATGATGCCCATTTGCTGCACCATGGCCATTGCCTCAGCCTCGTCCATCTCCAGCAGCATATCCGCGAGCGTCTGCGGCTGGTTCAGCCCCGCCCACCGGATGTTGTTCTCGTCATCGGTGACGCGAACCCACTTCTCGCGCGCCCAATACTGCTTCACGCGCCGCCAGATCGCCCGATACACCTGGCGCCGCCAGTGCCGATGCACGTCCATCAGCGCGCCGATTTCCATGGCGCCGCCCTGCTGCGACAACGCAATGGCGCGGCCCGAAGCCTCCTGCCCCTGCTTGCCCATCAGCGCCGCATTCGGCCCCATGGTCTGAAAAACGGCCTTGGCCTCTTGCAGCAACGAGGCTTGCCCCGCCGACAGATCGCCCGTCTGCTGAATCTCAAACCGCATCCCCGGCGCGACTTCCACCAGCCCATCCGGCTTGGCGAGTTCCTTGCGCGCCGCGTTCACATCACGAACCGCGCCTTCTTCCATGATCACCTGGCGCACCGACAGCAAATGCACCGCCTTGCGATGGCGCAGGTTGATCTCGTCCTGCGGGTCGATCAGGTTCCGCACCACGCCATACCGCCAATTGTCGCGATTGACGTATGCACTCACGAAATACAGCGGGCACTCAGGCCGCCCGTATTCGTCCACGTAGGGCGATTCCTGGCCTTCCTCCAGCCACCCGCCGCGCGTGAACGTGCCGCAGTGCCAGACCTCGCCCTCTTTCCAATACATCTGCACGACACGCACGCGGCGGCGGCTATCATCCGCCCACACGTTGTCGCGCGGCCGGTCTTCCCACGGCCCCGTCTGCGTCGCCTGCGACGTGGCGGCGGAATAGGCCAGTTCCACCGTGCTGCCAGCATCGGGCCAGCGCGCCAGCAAATCGGCCTCGTCCATCCACGTAATCACGCCAAGGTATTTGGCGTCGCGGAAATCTTTCTCGCGGCTGTAGGGGTCCCAGATCATCCGGTCCCAATGCACCGGGTGCAGGACGATGTCGTAATCCTGCCCGTCCGGCGTCGGCTCAACGCACACGTCAACGCCGCCGCAGCCTTCAACGATCATGCTTTCCCAAACCTGGGAAGCGACCATCGGCATGTTCTGCGCGTCGCACACGTAGCGAATGGCATCCGTCGCAGCCTCGGCGGCGTCCTCATCCGCCGGGTTGCGCGGGAACGCCTTGGGGTCCGACCGCTGCTGCTTTTCCATGCCCAGCAGGAAATCGACCTTGCTCTGGACCATGTTGAACGCGATAACCGGCTGGTTGCGCGCCTTCAGTTCCTCGGCTTCCTGCGTGGTGATCTGGCGCCCGTCGTAATAGTCGCGGTCGCGCTCGCTCGCCTCGCGCTGCTCGGTGCCCTCATCTTCGGACGACTCAACCCAGCCGATAAGCTGCGTCAGCACGTCGTCCAGAGAGGCGCCGTCGTCGCCCCCTGAGGCGGCGCGCTTATAGCCGTCCATGCGTGTTTCCCTGTCTGACCGGCAGCGCGGCCTGAATTTCGTCAATGGCCTCTTGCACGTCGCCGCCGCAGAGGATCAGCAGCCGCTCGGCAACCTCGGCCTTGAAAGCGCGGGGGTATTCCGCAAGGAACCAGCGATATTCCGGCGGCAGGCGGTCAAACGCCGCCATCTGCGCCGCAGCGCGCGGGCATGGCGTCAAACCGTCTTCCACGATTCCGCCCCCTCGCGCTTGCGCTTCCACCGATCAACCGGCGGCGCCGCGCCCGGCGGCTTCGCGCCCGCCGCCATCTGGTCAAGCAACTGCCCAACCAACCCCAGCGCATCAACCTGATCGTCGTGCTTCCCCGCAGGGAACGACAGCAACTCGGCCTCTAGGTCCGCAATCCACGGCGCGTCAGGCCGCACACGCAGCCCGTCTAGCGCCATGCGCCCGATGATGGACTGCGCCCGCGTCGCCTTGTCGCCGCGCGTCGGGAATTGATGCCGCGCCACGAACGCCCGCCGCTCGCGCATCCGCCGCTCGAGGAACGGCCCGACACCCGCGCGGATTTGCCCGTTTTCCTCGGCCCACCCCAGCGGCTTCCACTTGGCCACCAGATCGCAGAACGCCTCAACCCAAGCGTCGGCGCTTTCCTGCGCCCGCCACACGTCGAGCAAGTGCAGGCGCCCGTTGTGGTCCATGCCAACCACGACATGCACCGTAAAGTCCCCGCCCGCGCTGGTCACGGCGTAGTCACTGGCGCCATAAACCCGCATCCGCTCGCGCGGCGGCGCATCCTCGCGCTTCAACCAAGCGCGCCGGAACAGCGAACCCTCTGGCGGCGCGGGCCGCTGCTGATACAGCGCCGCCCACGTCCGGGATTCGGCCGTTTCCCGCTTGCGCAGCAGGTCCGCGCCATAGCCATAGTCATCGTCGCCCCACAACGGGGCGCCAGGCGCGCGGCCTAGCGGGTCGTCCGCGTCCTCCGCGATGGCCGGCAGGGACAGCACGCGCCACCGGCCGCGCTCGCGCTCCAGCAGGCGCCCGGCCAAGTCGTCCTCATGCCAGCGCGTTTGCACCAGCACGATGCCCGCGCCAGGCCGCAGGCGCGTGGTCAAGTCGTCGTTGAACCATTCCCACACGCGGTTGCGGCGCGTCTCGCTGTCCGCGTCCTCTCGGGACCGGATAGGGTCGTCAATCACCGCCAGATCGGCGCGCAAGCCGGTAATCACGCCGCCCACGCCCGCCGCGCGGTATTGCCCGCCGTTGGTCGTGGTCCAAAGTTCCTCGGCCTCGCGGTCGAGCCGATAGCCCAGCGTCGCGCCATGCTCCCGCACTCGGGACCGCACGCGCCGGCTGAACGATTGCGCCAGATCGGCGGTATTGCTCGCCGCGATGATGGACAAGTCAGGCGCCTGCGCCAGAAACCACGGCGGAAACAAATCGCTGGTGTAGGTGGATTTCGCAGACCCCGGCGGCATGAAAACCATAAGCCGGTCGTTGCGGGCGGCCGCGACGGCCTGTAGTTCCTCGATCAGCAGGCGATGGTGCGCGGCCGGCACCAAGCCCTTATCGGCCAGCGCGTATTCGCACCACGCGCCTAAGCTATTCCGTCGCTTCCGCCTCTCCAGCAGGCGCGCGGCGGCCTCGGCTGGCGATTGCGGCAAGCTCGGCGTCCGTCATCTGGTTTGGATCGGCTTCGCGCACGTCCAAGCGTTGCGTTGGCGCGCCGTCGAGCCGGTCGGCGGCCTTGGCTACCATGTCAGCGTGTTTGGGGTGCGTCGGATCGCGCAGAATGGCCATCCACCTATCGGCGGCCTCTTCGCGCGCGCCCTGCGCTGCCATCAACTCGGCAACCGTCTTGCCGGTTACGCCACGGCCCGGCCCTGGCAGCCCCTTTGCAGCGTTGCCTTCGCCCTTGGCCGGGCCGCCCCAGCCTGCGCCGTTGCCGCGCCGCTGGTGGTTAGGATCGCCCGGCGGGCGTCCGCCCTTGTTACGCTCGGTCACGGCCTCAGCAGCCCCGGCCGCCCTTCTTCTTCGTCTTGCCCATGGCGAGGCTCCAAAAAAAACCCGGCGCTTGGACCGCCGGGCAAGTTTCACGAGGGAGATGCCACAATCCGCGAGACGCACGTGTCCCGCCAACACCATACAACCAAATCCTAGCGCGGCGTGTCAACACCTTTCCGCAATCAGTTCTGCGTATTGCATTTCGGGGGTCCATTCGTGCGCCGGGGCGTGCCGCCGCGCGGTGGCTTCAATCTGCCTGATGCGTTCAACGCTAATCCCCTCGGCGGCGGCGATTTCGCGCAGAATCACGCCCCCTATGCGGTGCGCCAAAACGCGCTTTTCCTGTGGTTTGAGGGTAAGTTCGCGAAGGCTGCGAGCACCCCTCATTCCATCCCCCAATGCTTGGCCAGCGCCGCAAGCCCGGCCTTGGCGCGTGCGTAGAACAGCCCCGACCCGTTGCACACCAGCCGGATCACGGCGTCGGACGTGGCCGGGTCCAGCACCTCGCCCACCGTGCGCAGCGTGGCGGCGGCCTGCACAGCCATGGGCGACACCCCGCCGCACTCCCAGAACGCTCGGCCACGCAGCCCGCCGCCGTCGCCATGCTTGGCGCCGGTCACAAGTTCGGCCGCGACCAAGATCCGATCCGCCGCCTCGCGCTCCGGGTCGGTGAGCAAGCCCTGACTGTGCAGCGCCTCGTATGCCACGTAGGCCCGCGCGGCGCGGATGGCGGGCGCCTGGGGCTTGTCGGGATCGGCGCGGTAGGTAAGGACCGCCGTCCCGTTGTCGAGGCGCTGGCGCGGCCCGTAGTCGGCCACGGGCTCAACGGCGCGCGGCTTGCGCTTGCGGACGGCGTTCATGGCTTGCGCCTCCATGGCATGGAAAGTTCGATGGCCACGCGCCAGACACCGACGCGCAGGACGAGTTGCCGCATCGCGCCGGGCGGCAGCGGCGGGCCGGGATAGATGCGCGCGCTCGCCCACAGGCGCGGGTAGCGGAACCAGCGCTTCATCCGCCCTCCAAAGCCCGACCGGGCGGGTTGGTTATGGCGGCGGGCGGCTGCATGGCGCAAATGGCGGCGGCAATTCGCCCCGCCTCTTGTCCTCTGGCTTCGATGCGTGCGCGAACAACGGGGCTGTCAGAATACCCCCACTCGGCAACGGCGGCGTGCTGGCAGTTCTGCTCCGCTTTGCGCGCGATCCCCGCCGCCGCCTCCTGCGCCGCCCGCCACCCCGCGCGCCAGGCTTCCGCCTCGCCGGTCGTTAGGTCACCCATGTCCATGCTGCCTCCATGTGGTAGCCCGTTACCGCGCGCGCGTTTTGCGGCGGGATGGGCGGTTGACCGGAAACTTTCCGTGCTTGACCGCTAAGCGCCGCAAATCCTGCGCCCGCGTTGGGCGCGACAATTCCGCGCCCCGTTACAATTTTCCCCTTGCGTCGCGCCGTCATGTCCCTCATATTCAGGGACAGGCGAGGGAATGAACCCAGCCGGATTGAGGGATTGCCCCGATGCTCAACGCTTCCGACCTTCAGACCTACACCGCGCAGCAGGTCGCCAGCCTGGCCGACGTGGACCGCTGGGAAGTGAAGGCGGAAGGGTTCCGGCGACAGGCGGCGGCTGAGCGCAAAATTGCCCGCCTGACGAAGCAGATTGAGGCGGCGCGCAAGGAACTGGCCGAAAGCGCCATCATCATTCAGGCCGCGTTTGCTGAAGAAGCGCGCGCCTAACGGCGCGCCGCAAGGCGTTAGAACCATTGACAAATTACGGCCAAAACCAAGTAACGTCAGAAGGCTGCGCTTAAATGACCCCCGCCCGCTTCCTCGAAGCCCTGGCCGCGCTGCACTGGTCGCAGCGCGGCTTTGCGGCGCTGATCGGCTACGACGAGCGGCTTGTGCGGCGCTGGGCGTCCGGGCACCGGCCGATACCGGGCGAGTTGTCGGCGTGGCTGGAAGACGCAGCGCGCTGGCACGAAAAAAACCCGCCGCCGCCGCCTCGGTCGGGCTGACGCTCACAGCCTAGCCCCCGGCGCCTTGCGCAGCTTATCGGCAATCGACCGGCAGGTTGCGGCGTATGCGGCGAGGAAGGCCGCGTCGTCTGGGTCTGCGGCGGTTTGTTCCTCGCGTGCGGTCGCGAGGGTGTCGGCGCATTCGGCCAAGCGTTGCAGGGCGTGCGAGCGGCCGATCTGTTCCGGGGTAGGCTCACCAGCCATTGCGGTGCCTCCGCGTCAGGCGCTCGAGGCAGGCGGACGCCAGCCCGGCGGGCGGCGGCCATGGGGCGCCCTCGGCCTGCCAGGCGGCGAAGGCGGCGCGGCGCTCCTGACGCTTGGCGAAGGGCAACGGGACATCGCAACGGGACACGGGCTGCGCAAACGGGACACGGGGGGGGGCCTTCCAGTCCCC